CCCTTCTGTCCGTAACGGACAGTCTTCTCACGACCAGTCTTTGGGTTGGTTACTTTTTTTGAGAATTTCTTTTCCATTTTATTTCTTCTTTGCGGTTTTCTTTGCGTCTTTGAAAGCCTTGGCAGTTGGTCTCCCCTTCTCTCCAGACTTCTTCATTCGCTCCCCGCTACCAGATGCAATACGCTTCTGCTTGGCGTGGATGTTGTCGTACAATCCTTTTTTAGTAGGCATATTAAAATGGGATGTCCTCGTCTTTGCGTTGAGGTGCGTATCCGTTTGACTTGGCCTTATTGTGGCTGTCCACGTTTTTCTTGTATGGTTCCTTGATAGACCCAGAAATGAAATTGTTTCCATTCTTTCCAGTCTTGTTCCAAGCACTCATCTCCCATTCCTTTCCATCAAGGGTGATGGTTCCAGAATAGTTGGGGGCTTTCGGGTTTGCATTGTCCTTTGTGAAAAGGACGAAGCGTTTTTCGTTATCGTATTGCATTGTTGTTTGTTGTTAATCTCGCTCATCAAATCGTAGGAACTCAGATCTGAACGAGAGGGGTATTCTGCCTGTTGATGTAGCACGGGACAAGGCGATATTTAACCACCAATCGGTTGGCGTTTCCTCATCCCTCTGGATCTTCAAAAACATATCGCAATCATTTTCGATTCCCCTTGACTCACGAGATGCCCCATCTGCATTGAGTTGGGTGAGGGCAATGATTGGGATGCCAAGCTCCTTGGCTAGGATCTTGATCGTGCGAGATGACTCAGCCACTTGTTGCTCCCTGCTCTCCTTGCGGTTTAACGGCTCAATGAGCTGGATGTAGTCTACTACTAGTAACTTGATTTGATGCACAGCCGCCATGCGTCGAGCCGCCGCCCTGAGTTGAAGTGGGTTTATGCTGGACTCATCCCTTATATATATTGGAAGTTTACTCACTTGGGAAATTCCCCATCGGATCTTGTCCATGAGAGCCTTGGTAGGATCTTTGGAAAGCTGGCTGATGTCTGCCCCAGAGAAAGAAGCTATGAGGCGGTCGAGTAGTTCTCCGCTTCCCATCTCAAGAGAGATAATTCCGACAGCATTTCCTGCATTTGCAGTACGCATAGCCATGTTCAAAGCTAGGGATGTCTTGCCTCCCTTTGTGGCGGCTCCAATCACAACGACTTGCCCCGGACGGAAGCCAGATGTGATGTCGTCCAAAGGCTTGAATCCAGTCGTGATACCGATCAGCTTGCCCCTGTTCTTCACCATCTCCTCGTAGGCAGATAGGCGATTGTGAGCCACTTCTCCTACGGACTCAATGCGTCCCTTGCTCTCTGCGTCAGCGGCTACTGCTACAAGAGCCTTCTGCACGGTCTCGGAAAGATCTCCTGCCTCTGCTGGATTTTGAGCTGAAGCTATAATCTTCTCGGCGGCAGAGATCGCAAGACGTGCTGTGTGCTTGTGTCGAAGGATGTCAAGATATTCTCTCCAGTTGCTAGTGACTGATGGAGAGATAAAGCACTCGGAGATAAATGCGGCTCCTCCAGAATCCTCCAAAGTCCCACAAGTATTCATGTGGTCTGTGACCGTGATTAGATCACAATCCTTTCCCTCTCGCCATAGATCCAATACTGCGTCAAAGATCCGCTTGTGTGCAGGGTGAAAGAAGAGCTTGGATGATGCATGATCGCAAGCCTCGTTCAAGATGGATGAGTTCTGTAGTAAGCAGGAAAGGAATGCCTTCTCTGCCTGTTCTGATTTTGGTGTGTTGGTTGTCATGTTAAATTAAAGTCTGCGTTTTGGTTCTGGTTTAGCGGCCTGTAATGCCCAGTAGAGATCAACTTGTTTCTGGAATACAAACCACTCCTTTGATAAGTCGCTTTTCCATACAACTTCAAAGTCACCTTCGTCCTGCTTACCAATGCGGACGATGGCATGGTCAGTTATTGATAAGTCTTGAGTACAATTCCAAAGTTGTGCATACCCAGCGCATTGCCTCCAATATGAGTCGCTGATTTTCTTGCTGGTCTTAAAGTCAAGAAGCACATGATCCCCATTCTTTCGCTTGGCAATAAGATCAATAGTTCCTCCATAACGCATGGCATTATGGACAATTTGTATCTCGGTTGCCACTTTCTCCAAGTGTTGTTCATCCCACCAGTCAAGAAACTTTCCATAGCAAACAAGAGCCTTGTCGCATTCCTCTTGGGTGTAGTCTGAAAGATCTGCCACTTGGTTGTTGAGCATACACTCGATCATGAAGTGGGCTATGGTTCCAACATCAGCGGCTTTGTCTCGCTCCTTTTTGTAGTCTTTCCCCTCCCTTCCTAGGTTCCAAGCCCAATGAATAAGTGCTGAAGGATCATCTCCTATCTTGCATATAGTGCTACCGCCGGGAACTTGGGTTCCATTAGAGAGAAGGTATTTTTGATGAGGTGCATTACGCACCAGTTTTATTTTTTCCATTCCTCAGTCATAGGAGGCTTCCAATTCGTTGTCCAGAATAAAATCGTCCCAATCATCATCGGTCATTCCGCTAGATCCTGTGGCGTTTCCCAGACCATTCTGCGTTACAAATATTTCACAAAGCAAGGCAAGTGCATCTGCCCTGTCGGGGGAGTTCCCCTTGGTTCTCTTCTTCAAATCTTTTTTACTCTCCAACAATGTGCGTTCGTTCTTGAGGGAATAGATTCTAGCACAAAGCTCCCTAGCGGTTTGATCGTCAAGCCCACGAAGCCTTCCAGCCATTACGATAACTTTGATCTGTCCCCATAGTTGGGTCACTCTATTCGCATAGACTTGTTTTGCAGGGCGTATGTCCTCTGGGCTAATTGGAGAGTCTGTTGCGGATCCACCAAAGCTCACCCTAATGAATCCGTTCTTCCATCGTTGCTGGATGATGTCGGCAATGCCAGCACCGCCTCCAGTTGCATCTAGAGCAAAGTCTTCTGGCCTCACGTTATGTTTATTCAGAAGCTCAATCGTCTTGTCTGCCACTTGGTAGAATAAAGGATAGTCTGGGCTTTCCTGAAGATGAATCCTAACTGTCTCGGTGAGGAGCATGGTAAGCTGTCCATCCGTAGCTGTTCCCACTTTAGCAAATCGCAAGATGCAATCATCACCATCGGTAGTAAAAGCTGGATCAAGTGCGGCAATGGTCTTCACTCCTCCTCCAGACCATAGCGTAGTCTCTCTTGCCCCTCCTTCCTGAATTGTTGCAGAATCAAGTATCGTGTTCCTAGCCCCGCTCTTGCTCCACATTCCCCTGCAATACGAGTTCCACTCAAGGCTACCCTCACCAAAATTCTTCTTGATGGTATCCACGTTCTCCTGACCAAACAAATATGGATAGATGGTTTTTCCAGCCTTAATGTTTGGAGATTTCAGTCCATCAAACCTAACGCAGATACCACTCTTTGTTTCCCAATGCTCATCATCATCTCCAATACTACCCCACCCCATGCGAGGCTCGCAGAACAATCCGTGTGGGTCATACATGGATGATGCGTTAGCAATTGCAATGAAGTGATAGAAGTCCGTACCCACTTCAAGGTTAGCCCTAGCTGAATACACAGCAGGATTGGTTTGAGCCGCCTCGTCAACCATGATCACCATTCTGGGCAAGTGAACACCCTGTAATTTACCTACGGCCTGTTCAACAGCTCCTGAGTCGACTGCGAGGGCAATGATACTACTCCTATCATCTCCTCTCTGAAACTGGATCTTGGTTTGGGAGTCCACCACATTGAGGCCAAACAACGGAACGGCGGGACGAACAAACCGCATCATTTCAGACCAGATACGACCCCGGAGGGAAGGAACAGTTGTACTCGTTAATGCAACACGAGTAGCCATAGGCTTTGCCAAATACTCTACCAGAGACAAGAGAGTGAACGTGAACGTCTTTCCAGCGGCGGCACATCCAGTAACTCCTATCTCGTCATACGATGTCCAAGCCCATAATGCTAATTCATTCCAATCGTTCCAAGACCTAATTACGTCAGGCCACAGCATTGCAATACAATGCTTGATATGCTGGCCTCTGGACAGGCCGCTATATGTGGATGGGTCTTTAGCCCCCACCATCAGCAACTCTATTTCAAGTTGCGTGATGGAAGGAAACTTACTGAGATCCAGCCCGTAGGTCTGGAGTTTCAAGGATTACAAAGATTTCAACTGAGCCATGATGGATTGAATCCCAGACTTAGGAGTGCCTTTGCTCGTCGTCTCCTCATCGGAGGAAGAGCGGCTAATCCTTGCCTGAACGGAAGCATCTTCCTTGGCTCTGTTTTTATACTTTGCAAGCTCGGCCTCTGTTTTTGCCAGCTTCTCAATTGCATCCTTTGCGGCGACAGCTAGGAAAGGAGCTAATGCCATGTCATTCTGACTGGCAGTACCAAGCATGATGGATTTAGCGGCCTCTACACGAGCCTTAACTGCACTATCATGTGCATCGTCGCCAATCATACGGAACAACTCGTTCTTGGTAGCTAGGTGGGAAGAGATGCGATCAAAGTTCTTATTTACGTTGTTAATAAATTCTTGATTGCTCTTCTCTTCCTCTACCTGAAGGTCTTGATGGGTTTGGCGATAATTCTGCAAAGCCCCCTCAAGGTTTCCACGCTTTCCATCAGCATCGTTGATAAGGTTGAGGAACTGGGCGGCGGCGGCTCCACCTCCGAATGACTCGTCGATGAACTCAATACGCTCCTTTCCTTTGAGTGCCAGTGCTTTTTCAGCAATAGATTGATCGTCCCCAATCTCTTTGGCAAACACCGAAGCCTTTTCAATTGCCTCGCTGTAAGGCTGTTCATACTTCTCCTTGAACTTAGGAGAACGCTCAAATGCAGTACGCTCTAGCTCTGCCTCCATTTTCTCCAGCTTCTCACGATAGGTGGCAACCTCTGAGTCTTTAGCCTTCAAGCTCTCCTCGTAGGACTCTGCCTTGCGACGAAGCTCGGCAATGTTCTCCTCCTTGGATTTCTTGGTCTTTGGAGCCTCGATAGGCTCTGGGTCTTTGGTGAGGTCTAGGTCAGAAAGGTCAAAGCTATCAGTTGACTTGTCCTCAACTTTTTCCTTGGTCTTCTTTTCCTTTTTGGGTTCCTCAACCTTGTCCACGTTGTCCAGATGTTTAAGGAACTCATCAGACTCCATGCTGGTAACTTCCTCAAGGGAGGCAGGGATCTTCTCTCCGCTCTCAAGTGCGGCGTAGTCCACCCTATCAATCTTTGGCTTTTGATTGATTTGACGGCTTAGTACTTGCTCAAACGTCTCAGATACTGGCTCTGGAGTGGTGGCAATGATGGGGTCTGCGGGTGTTGTTGTTGGTTCTGACATATTGGTGTGTTGTTAAAATTCTCCTTGATATGATGGGTTAACTTCTTGGATTTCATCTGGCGTGACTGACAATCCGTGAAGATCAGCAATGATGGACGCACGACCAGCATCAAATCCAAAAAGGATGTGAGCGTTATTCGTGCTGTATAGTTGTGGTGTCCCACCAATAGTCTTGGCGGCTGTTAGCCCGTCCACAACGGACAAGGCTTGTTTCATAATAGGAAGATCTAGGATCTTCTTGAGTTCCGACGCAAGGGCTGAATCAGCCCTCCAATCTGTGTATGTCATAGTAGGTCTTTTTGTTCTGGCATTTCATCGTCGGAGAAAATGATGTTATTTTCCTCGGCGTTGTGGATTTCATCTAGTGCCTCAGTAACAGCATCAATGTGGACTTTCACGTTAAGACCGCCCACTTTTTCTGCGTGTTCCTTACAGGCTTCGATAGCCTCTTCTACAGTATCTCCAATGCCAATGCAATCACCAATTTCAGGCATATTGATTCCTTGATGATTGATGATCCAATCCTGCCCCTCAATGTTTGCATAATTACGCCACTTGATCCATTGACGAACAGACTCATCACACTCCACGGGGCAATTCTTTTCAGCGGCAAAATCGGAACTAATGATAGCCAATGCTCCGTATTTAGCCCTCCATATAGGATCTACAAGATCTCCGTTTGCCCCCGCTTCCACTATCTCTCCAATGTTCTCAATCATCTCCCATAGCAAAGCTGAAGGAGGTGCAGGGCAACGAGTAGTGAGGTCAATAAGATAAGGAGTTCCTTCATCAGTCACTCGTATCTCGGTACTGAAAAATTGGCAATACCCGCTTTCTTCAAGGAATGGTGCGAGCTTTTCATTAACCATCCTAACTGGTTCAGACAACTCATCATACTCCCTAACCGCCCCAAGGTATCCCCTGTCCTTAACTTCCACGCCAGTAAGGCAAGAAGACGGGAATTTGCCATTGATGCAATATCCATCGTACCCAGCCTCAACAACGCTATCCACCCTATGCTCTACAACGAATGACATGATGGATGCGGCACAGCCAAGATCAACCTCTAGCTGATCCAAGCGAGGCTTAACAATGTCATAGGTTTTGGCTTCAAATGTTTCTGCCAGTCCTCGGAAGCCAGATATTTTTACATAGACTTCCTCGTTATTACGGATGTAATCACGAAGCTCCTCCATACCAGTAACCAAGGCACACTTTCCAACAGGAAGCCCTAGCTCCTTCATTGTCTCCTTGGCTCTCCAACGCTGAATCTCCAGCTTCTCTCCGAATCCAGCCGCCCATACTTTCTTTCCTTCAGACTTGAGTAACTCGGCAAGATTCATAAACCCCACATCGGGGAACACGATGAAATCTACTTCATCCTTGTACATCTCCCAGTTATTGACACGCTCAACTCCCCTCATTCCAGTACCAACTAATGCAGGGCCAAGGGTGGGGAATGCTCTATCTGAGAATGGAACAAAGTACTTTACGTCAAAATCCTCGGCAAGTCTCTCAGCAAATGCCGTGAACAATCCGTGATCAATTACCAAACAACTACGCTTCGTCATATACTCCCATTTCCCTAGCTTGCTGATCTCGGATGGTTTGAATTAATAGTTTATGTGCTAACGCTAGATCCGAATCCTTTCCATGAAAGGTGCGGTGATAAATGTAGCGATCATAGATTAGTGCTACGATCACTTCAATTGCTTCTGCCTTACCCGCATCAAAGGGGTGAGTTTCCATTATTTTGTTTTTTAGGGTTGGATGCCACCGTATTTGGAGGCAACCTTCAAGCGATCTACCATTAGACGCTGTGAAGTCTTTTTATCCTGAAGCTCCATCTGGTGCTGAGCCTTTGCGGATTTGATAGCCATGTCATTCTGCAACTTCATGCGGTCAAGTTGAATCTTATTCATGGCAACCATGGTTTTAGGATCTTGAGGTGATTGACCAGCTTGCTGTTGCTGTTGAGCCATCTCTTGCTCTTGCATTTGTTTAGCCATTGCATTGATCTGATCGGCAATCTTCATCAGCTCAGAAGTCTGCTCGTTGAGATTTTCAAACTGATCCTGACGAGTAGGGTCTTCCTCAAGGTATTTGAGATGGGTGAGAATGTGGGGAATGGCAGACTGCATTACTGTTGCAACCATGCGAGGATCTGCTTTCTGATCCTGAATGCCCTCAACCAAGCTACCAGCAAACTGAAGGTGAACAGTAAGGTGGACAAAGTGATTCTGGTCTGGGTCAATAATAACCTGACCACCACTTTGGAACGCATTATTCTCAAGGGAGGAGATCGAAAGATCATTGCCATCTGGCTTGCTCTCTTCTGGTATTCCGAAAGTCTCAACTCCAGTTTGTCCCGCAATTGCCGCTATATTGGCATTAATAACTCGTTTCCGATTGGACTCTGGGAGTTGAGGGAGATACTCGCTAATAAGCTCCATAGCTTGCATACGAGCGGCAGAGGAACCTTGTCCAATAGATCGGGTGGCTTTAACAGACTCAATGTCAAGCAATGCACCAGCAGGAACTCCACGATTAAGGCAAGCATCTTGGAAAGCGATTGCTTCATTTCCTCCTTGATCTTCTGCAAGAATGTTTGGATTGGAAGCCCTGCGATAGACTTCCCTGTAGTGAATATCAAGAGCCTGAAGATAAATTTCAGCACGAGTATTTGTAAGGCGACTCTTCTCTCCAATTTCAATTTCAACTTCCTTGTTTCCTTTCTTTCGTCCACCGCCACCGCTAACCGTGGGAAGGAAGCTACCAATCTCATCGGCCTCCTGTCCTTGGAACATGGAAGCCACTTGCATGGCAGAGCTAAGATTAGACCCAACATTAACCTGAGTTAGCTGAAGACCCGGAGGAAGAATGCGATAAGGCCCAATCTGAACCGTCTTCATTTTCTCTGCATCAGCGGCAGAGTTAGGCTGGAACATCACAGCAGATCCAACAATAACCCCCTCCATCAGAGCATTGTTTACACGATTAATAGCTTCAGCCCACTTGTAAACTTTCTGTCCTAGTCCTCTAACGCCATGATAATAACCATTTCCAACTCCATTAAGATAGACGGTGAAAGCATTAGAAAACTTTTTGTATCGGCTTGGCATCTCACAAAGGAACTCTGTTCCATTGAGACGATCAAAAACATAGTGCGAAACACGACCATCGTATTCCTTAACAAACATATGAGCTACCTTGATAATCTTGCTCTTCGCATAAGAGTAATACAAAGCATTTAGCTTTAGCTCTTTCTGATACCACTCCCAAGGACGGCGTTGATCCTGCTCATCCACACGAGCATCCATGATTGCTTGCTGGCACTCTTCAACATTCCATCCTCCACGCTTGGCGGCTTCAGGATTCTTGATGTAACGATAAAGTTCCTCGCAATACATCTCATCCAAAACATAACAGAACTCCCAATCATCTTGATCAACTCCAGCTCCTTTTGGGACAACTAGGCTCCAAGGGTCAATAGCCTTTGCCTTGAAATCAGTACCATCAGGCCAATACATACAAGCCTGACCATGAATAACCAACTGCTTATGAGCGATCTGGTGTTGAGCTAGAAATCCGGGGTTTGTACGAGCTAGAAGTCTGTGGAATTCTTCGGAGATGATTCGGCTCCATTCCTCACGTTTGCCCATGTCTGTTCCATATTGGGTCTTGATTGTTGCGTAATTGGCAACTGAAGTGAGGATGTCAAAGTAAGGAATAACAGCGGCCTCAACCTTGGACTCGGCGTGTCCCCAATTTACGTTAATGCGATCTCCCTGCCCCATCTCACGCAGTTGCTGATCGTTATAAGGAGAGTTTCCGTCAATGATTCCCTGAATCTGGCTTCTGCGATAAGAGGCAATCTGATCATCGTCGATCAGAGTATAGAGCATACTACGGGCAGACCCCGCATCCTGAACACGAGTTTCAGGTGGTTTTTCGCCAACATTGGGGTCAATTAATCCGTAATCAATCATATTTTAAGTAGTGATTCAGCGTTTGTTATGTCTGGATTTTTAACCCAGCACCAATCTGGACGCTTCGCAGTTGTCTCACTTTTCTCTCCTGTTAGCAAGAGATTTCGATTGACATGGACAATTGCTTCATTTTTGCATCCACATACCCCACAGCTATTAAGGTTAATATCAGAAGGCGTTGTCCTGCTTCCCTTTACCTTGCTTACCATCTCTCTAATTGCCTGTCCAGCACCACATCCAGAGCAAAAATTGGCTGGCATATTATAAAAACATCTAGTGCAAATTTCAGCCCTTTTGTTGGCCTCATTCTGATCCACCCATACTTCCTCTCCCTTAATCCCTGCCATAGCCATAGCCGCAAGGGATTTAACTCCCTTTAGAATGGTGTCGGCAGATAGGTTGGGCTGGAACCCAAGATTCTGTTCTCCTGCATAAGTACACCACCCTGCTGGTAGCTTCATGCAGATCTGATTTTCCACCCTGTCTTTCCAATCAGAAGGCAAAGGAATGTCGTTATCCCTGTAGTGTGCCTCCACCTTTTTGAAGAGATCCTCAATAGACAGGTAGCCTTCTATCCTAAATCCATTCTCAGGAACCGTGAAGGAGAATCTCCCCGGTGGCACATGACTGACATCCTTTAGCTTTTGATAATTCATTCGTCGTCTATAATATTTGCGTTCATGGGATCAAGCAATATGTCAGTTGCGTGTTCTAGTCCCATCTTATAGCCGTTCATAAAGGCTTCCATCATGTAGTCTTTATGACCATTTGCTGTTCCGTGGTTATTGCTATAATAGCGAATTCCCTCTGTTCCGTACCAATTTTCAAATTTATCAATTGCTTTCATTTTAGTTCTTCTGGTTGTTCTTCGTGCCAAGGAATTTCATTTTCATCATCGTCTGGTAGGATTTGTAACGCCCCTGAACACTTCTTCCACGCAATCTCCGAATTCCAAGATGGTTTTCTCTTTTGCTTTGGGAAAGTAGGCGTGAGCGACCTCATGCGAAACGATCTCAATAAGGGATCTGGTGTACTCGGGAGAGATGATGATTTTTCTACGTTTGTAACTACAAGCGGCATCGTCTGGTATTCCTTTTGTTTTTCCTGCGTCACCAAATCCATATTCCCATTCATATCCTTTAATATTTATGGTTCCGCATTTTGTGAATTTCATCGTGGGGTAAATGTGTTGAAATAAACCCATATAGCAAATGCCGCTAATAGGGATATTGTTAGATCAATCATATCAATCAACCTTGTAGAGAATCATTCCCCTACGTTCAACCATGACTCGCTTCACCTTGGTTACTTCACCCCTTGAGTTTGTTACTTCAACAAACTTTGAGGTGAGTCGGTAATCAATGTTTCCACGCTTCATGTCATTAACTACGTTGTCCAGCATCTGTTGCTGTAGTGGGTAGTTAACGTCATAAGGCCCTGCCAACACGCTGTAATCTTTGCAAATGTAGTATGGTGGTTGAACTGAGTTGTTTTCTTTAATCATTTTATTAGTTTGTAGTGTGGTGTTGGGTAAAGTTGTCCACTTGATCTAAGGACTCTGAATTTTTTAGTTTCAGCAACTCCAGTATCAAGTAGCTTTCTAAGTCTTTTTAATGTTTCTGTTGTTTCTACGTTCCAAATTTTTTGCCATTCATCTCTTGGATAAAACCCTTTAGGAACTTCATCCTCAATAACAACCTTGTTCCTTGCAAGAATATCTGCCCATTGATTTCCGCTCATAGTGGTAGCCTCCATTCTGTTTGATATTCGCTACGAGTGATAAGCCAAACGGCAGAGTCTTTAGGCCCAATTTCTCCATAAACTATTCCCTGCCTCCATCCGAGGGTTGCCCTCCTTGCTTTTGCATAATCCATTTCACCTCGCTTCGTAAGCGTACCCACGCAATATCCTGTGCTTTCCTTGAATGTGCGTCCCTCCCCAATCTGCGATCTATGAGTGTGACCAAAGATGACCTTGCCTCCATACATCTCTGCCATATCCCTAGCCGCATTTTCATTATAGATTGTTCCATGAGTGAATGTAACATCCCCCACAACAAGCCGTTGAAAAACCCCGCTATAAGGAATCCTTCGGCAACCGATCTTGACAAACGATTCATCAATGAAGTTTGTGGCTTGCTGTGCGGCATAGGCAACGAGTGCGTTATTTGAATTAAGCAATCGGGGAATGCGGTCTTCGTGGTTTCCATCCAGCACATGAGTTGGTCTAAGCTCTCGAAGGAAAGCAATTCCTCCATCAATGTCGGGGGCAACTGGCTCTGATTCGTCACTACTTCCAACCGCACCTGACCGAAAGGCCGTGGTATCGCACCAGTCACCCAGATGAACACATATTGTCGGCTTCCATTTGTCTCGCATGGTAAGTACGGCAGATACTGCACTAGGGTCAGCATATTTTCCGTGAGAACAGGAGACTGCAAGAAAGCGTTCATATTTTGTCCCAATATAGGGAGCGGCTTTCACCGCCCCCTTTTTCTTGGATTTAGGCTTCATTTGGAGATAGGGAAACTAGCTCCCACTTACTAGGGTCTTTCTTGCCCGGAGCAACCCCTGCATCGACGATGGTTCCATTCTCGCCAAACCCAAGTGCTGAATTGAACAACTTCTCGTCAAAGGTCATAGCCTCAATCGTCTTTCCGTTGTCGTTAAACTCGACTGAGTAAAGAACCCACTTCTTAGCTGATCCCTCCTTGCTCTGTGCGGCAATCTTGGCTTGGGTTGGCAATACGCCCCTCCAAGTAGCTACAGCGTTTCCTGCTGGCCTCACGGCAGGATTCTTGTCCATAGCCTTTGCAATTGCTGGACGGCTGGAATCAATGTTTGACTGAATCTTTTCTGCCTTAGAAAGACCAGTCCCCACATTACCATCGTCATCCTCCTCGGTCGCTAGTCCAAGCACAGCGGCTAGGGCATAACGGCGAGCGTATGTGATGGCAGATCCCACTCCTTGTGGGGACTGATCCTTCAGGGGGAGAAGAAGTGTGCTGGTAGTGCTATGACCAGACTTGTGAAGGATGGTAGTCTCCACGCCAGCAGTTCCCTCCATAAAAAGGGGCTGTTGCTGAATAGCCAGACCATGCTTGGCAAGGACTGGTCGGGTAGACTCTACAATTGCATCTAGTGGGGCATACTTCGACTTGAAGTATGGATTAGATGCTGTTTTAGGAACATTGGATAGCTCCCCAATAGCGGCAACTAGTGCCTGTGCATATTCCTGTTGCGGTGTTGTTTCCATTTTCATTTTGGTTGGTTATCCTCTCTCGTCGGCTTCAATCATTGAATCGTCGATAAAGGAAATTGCTTCGTCTAGAGTTGTTCTCAGGGATTCTAATGTTTCAAGCAATAGCTCAACTTTCTCTTCGGGCGTTAATGGCTCTGGAGGTTGAGACACTCTCATTTACAGACAAGAGCGGTGATTGCGAGAGCTGTTGCAATCGCCGTTGTGATACCACAGAACCAGAAGACAAGAGTGACCTTTGCATCAAGAACATTTGCATTCTTTCGTGCTTGCTCAAGGACTTCTGCGTTGTTGTTGATTGTTTCAGAATTGTCGCTGATGACTTCTGCATGGTTTTCGATTTGCTCATGAATCTCTGCCAGACTCTTTACTACTGCAATGTATTGATTGCTGTATTTATCAACAGAGGTTGGATTGGTTGCTTTGGTTTTGGTTTTGGTTTTTGGCGTTGTGTTTTTCATAACAATGGTTGTTTTATTGGTGGATGGAATGGATGTCGAGATTTATTTTTGAAAAATATTCTCCATAACCACATCAAGGTACTTGCTTGCCCTGTCTGATGGATACTCGGAGATAGCCCAATTTACTGCGGCTATGATAGAAGCGAGTCTCTGCTTCTGCTCAAGGAACCTCTCGTACACATTGTCTTTCTCATTGCACTTACGGCAATATGACTCGTGGTGGTAATGAATGTTTTCTGCGTTTTCCATGCAACGAACTTTTATACCAATGCCGTTGATAGGCAAGAAAAAATAAAATTATTATTTGCTTGACGCAAAAACCGATGTCAGTAAAATTCCCACCGAAGGTGCTTCAAACAAGACCTACCTGTTTACTCAGATCATCAACTCTTGCCAACCATCCTTTTAGGAACTTACCCAAATGCGGCTTCGCTTGTGCAAGTCGATTATAGAAGCCTCTACGCTCATCTTGAAATTTTTTAGGATCTCTATTTGAGTCTTTAAGAAAAGCTGATGCTCTTCCAATCCCACAATTCACACAACTATCAAAGAACAACCAATCAATAGGACTTGGCAAATGCTCGCATCCGTCATTGACCCACTCTCCCCAATAAATGTTGATTGCCTCATTCTCTGTTAGGTTTCGTATGTCAACATGAGGATGGGAACGCTGGTCTATTCCATATTTGGTTGCACCGCCGGGATCGTCAGGATCATTCTCAAATGTAGTCCCCTCCCAATTCCAGAGAAATGGTATAACCTTGTTCCTAAATAGAGCGGTCATCGAAATACCTAGACTTGTAACTGCGTTGATTCACCTCCACATCTGGAGCTTCAGCGTTTGAGTCTATCTTCTGGTCATCGTCCGTATGCTGGAGAACCGACATTGCCTTCCAATCCATAGCGGCTGTTCCTGTGATTAGAGTCGTCACAACCGCACCAAAGAACATCACAACCAAATTGGCTAGTTCCACGATCTCCTTTGCCTGTTCTGAGTGGCTGAGAATTAGGAACGCAGAAGTAGCAAAAACAATTAGGACACAGGCAGAGCCGAATATCGCATAGAGGCACTTTTTGCTGTCCAGCGGTCGCTGTTCCAGCTTCTCCTTGATTACAGATGACCGAGAATTGCCCATGCGAGTCCTCCAACGACGATTCCCATACCGCTTGCAAAAAGGAACTCATAGGCAATCAAATTGGGTGGTAGGAAGGAAGCAAAGCGGATAGCTACTAGAAACCCGATAGCACCAGCTAGTGAGGAGCAGATGGAAAGAAGTAGGTTGAGATGATGCAAAGCTGAATCACGCTCTTTAGAGACGATTGCTAGGCGATTCTCCGTGTCGTGTAGCTTGGCAGTCTGTGCGTTGATAGCGTCTTGAACTACGACAAGCTCCTTCTTTGCAAGGTCAGCGTCAGCCTGTGCTTGGTGAACGAGTTTCCTCTGATGCTCGACTGTGGCAATAATATCTGCCTTGGTTATGGTGGTAGCCACCATAGATGGGGTGGTGAGTAGCATGAGGGCTAATAGGGTGCGTTTCATTGGAAAACCCCTTATACCACCTTTAGGGATACTACTCAAGTGATAAAGGTCGGAGGAGGTTCAGGTCGCTACTAATCCCGATGGGCTTCAATTCCCACCAGTTTCGCCCCTCAATGCCTCCCCCGATTAAGCGGGAACCATTAAGGATTGCTTAACAGTTCCACAGCGGTTCACCGAAGATCCCCGCGAAGATGTAGCCGATCCAATGCGTCCATTGGTGAGGGGTTCGGCAACCCTTGCCTTGTCCGTCACGCAACCTTTCGATCACGGAGAGGGGATGGGGCAATGATTCAGTTATAAAGGATTTCTTTACAACTGACAAGAAAAAACACAGGGCGTGAGATAGCTTGCATGGGCAGAGGCCCGCCCTGTCTCCTAAAATGGTCGGAGGAGGTTCAGTTAAACTCGATGCAAACGATACACTTGCCCAATTTATCGTTCATGATAAATACAGCGTTCACAATTGCGTGAACAAATTGTGTTTATGAACAGGACACAATCTTAAAAACTTGTCCTTCTAAAAGGGACAGATGTCAATCGTCGTAAACAACCCTGCAATGTCAACTATAGCTTACATAAACGGCGATTATGTAGCGTGAAGCAAACAATAATTTCTGTTGATGATTGGCAATTATGGCATATTCGCCAGAATTAAAGGCGTGTATTGGTTCACCAATATAAGCTCAATCCCTTGCCATCTATGTCTTGATGCAACTCTTCCCGGAGTTTAATCAAGCAATCATCGACATCTACAAACTGGTGTCCGTATTTTACATAATTGCGGAGAGTCTGCTCAAAATCACTGAGAAGGATTTTCCATCTGGTTCCGTTAATGGCATCTAGGTGATCTTGTCGCTCTTCTGGAAGGTTAAACTCAAGGGTGGCTTTCATTTGTTTTTTAGCTTCTGGATCTCGTCGCGTAGGAACTAAATGGCATCCGCAGTTGCGGGTCTCGCTTCGGTAACAGAGTAGGTTGATGGCGTGTCAATGACTTCGATTTCAGCGTCTAGCCTTGGTGTGTTTCTCTCCTCCTGCTAGATTCGTGGGAATTGGGCAACGGGCGGCGTGCCTTCGTGCATCTGTTTCTAGGTGTGCGTCCAATAGAAATTACCGCTTGATTCCAATTACTTTGAAGATCCATTACCTCATCCCCCTCTTGTATCACCTCGTCAGGGCTAAGCTCTCGCCATTCGACCTCGTTGGTTTGTTCGGTTGTCATAGAACCAAAACCTATGCACCCAGCTTGCAACTTGCAAGCCCTAATTTTTAGTGGCTCTTCAAATACTCCTCAACCACTACTGCCTTCCCATCTACTGCCGAAAGATTGCCTTGAATAGCAGAGAGACGATCAACCGAAGAATCCACCGAAATTGGTGAAGCAGGATGAGAACATCCACACAAAAGACCCATAACAATCGCAATAAAGATAAGCGTAAACACGCCTGCCCAAAACTGCTTCTCCTCAAGTTTCATTTATTCCTGTTCTTGTGATCTGCGTAGAGGTCATACGCAAGTTTCGCAAAAGAGGCTAGTCCCACCAAGATACCAATCACCATGCTTGCCACCCGAAGCTCTAGGTCGAGCATGGGATCTAGGCTGATAGCCGCCGCCGCAATAGGGGCAGTAAAGCCTATGGCTCCTGTAGCGGCAGTATCAAGGTGGTGCATGATGGCTATACCGCTTTAGCGGGGGCTGGATACAGAGCTAGGATAGCGGCTTGAATAGCGGCATTTCCTTTGCTCACATTGAGAAGAGTGGATAGACGAGCATCTGTGTCGGCATCCGAGAACTGACCAACCGAGGAATAAGCAGGGGTGGTATGCTGATTCCAAAGAACTACGCTCACATTAACTCCTTTAAGACGAGCAATGGCCTGTTGCTGGTTATTGTCGTAGCTCACGCTGTAATCAATGCTAGTAAGCGTAGTTGGCTGAATTGCCTTTCCATTGACAGGCGAAGGAGAAATTGTAATAGGGGAAGTTAGTGCGATCATAATTTTATAACTTAATAAACCAAGGCAAGTTAAGCAAGCGGGAAATAAAACCACCACCTCCTCCAGAGATGTTCACGGCAAATCCAGAAGACCCATAAGATCCAGCAATGTTAATGTTGGATAATGAATTGGTATTCCAAGCTCCTTGCAATCCAGCGGCACTTTCATAGGTTGCTGTTCCATGAATAACACCATACTGATTGTAAGAACCCGATTTGAAAGTTGCGTTGCCGTACAGAGTTGCTTGGTACATACCCCATGTTGATCCAGAGAATGTAGCTCCGTTGGAAACAGTTAGAGAGATGTTTACCAACTCTGCTGTATTGGCAGTAAGTGAATTAATAGCTGGATTGGCTGTTCCCGTGTTTGCGTAGATCGCTTTGTTTGGAGCAATGAACACATTGGTAGATGGATCGGGAAGCTCTTGAGTCCCCTCTGCATTTACTGGGCGAGTTGTATAGGTATTATTAGTCCACCAGTTTGCCTTGTTAGAAAAATCTCCATCATCTGCCCCGCCGGAAACTTGATCGTTAAACCATTGAGGGCTAATGGCAGGCCATCCAAGGTAAGTTAAAGTTCCATCAACTAGACCACCAATAGGATACTGACCATTCCCGCCATCGTAGTGGATTTCAGCATTACCAAGAATATGACCAAATGCTCTAGAGCTATCACGCATCACCACATTTCCATCAATAATGGAAGTTGAGGTGAGTTGCGAAGAATCGTGCATGGAAACGCCATCAGTAGTCGTTCCAGCAAGCAGGGAGGTTCCCTGCATATTGACTACACCCGTTGCTTGAAGCGTGAGTCCTGCTCCAAAGTTTGCAGACCAGAAATTTCCAGAAGAGCAGAAACATTGATCTGCACCCTGTGTGTTTTGGGTTACCTCATTGTAAAGATTAATTGGGTTGGTCGCAGTAGGAAGCGCAGTAGCTTGGATGGTAAATCCACCGTCTTGCCACCAATTTAGAATATTGCCCCAATCTCCATCGTTTTGAGCGTTGTTGTAGAAAAGCGGTGAATATGGTTTTTGATTAAATGGATAGGTCTTTCCTATTCCATTATTGTACAAACTAGTTATTTCTACAGTAGATAATACCCTGCTCCATACACCAACTTCATCTACTTGACCATACCAAGATTCTCCAAAGACACCACCAATTTTTAAATTAGCTCCAATAGCCATTTCCTGCTCTGTTGATGCTTGGAATATTCCATTTACATAAAGAGAAGTAACACCAGCGTCATTAGTTACGGCAATATGCGACCACGTTCCATCAGCAAGATTGCCAGTTGTTGAAATGTCTGATCCAACAGATGCATTATTTACGTCAATTCCACCAGATTTTCCATTTGAATTAATAGCAAATCCGCCAGTACCAAAAAAACTTAAATAATTAACAGTATCAAATGGATTAACCCACAACGAAACAGAAAAATCACCAATTGTGAATGGAAGCGAGTTTCCCAAATTTAAATAGTTATACGTATCAAAAGAAGCAGATCCATTACCAATAAATCCAGCACCTAATGCAACCGAGCCATTATTTGTAAGCGTATTGCCATTCCCCGTTGCATCCAGCAACGACACCCCCCCAGAACCATCATCATTAAGGTTCCAATAAGCTAAAATGCCGTCTGTAATAGCCATTAGCTACGGACGATGGAGGTGAGGTTGTTCGACCCATCGTAGGAGAGGGTGAGTGTACTCACAATCACTCCATTGTGACTGATAACAACAGTACCTGGCTTATCAGCGGCAACATAGTTAGAAAATGCGTAGTCGTATCCAGTTCCGCTTGTGGCTTCTAGGATTCGGCAAAGGGTGATGTCCATCCCATCATGGGTGGAAGAAGCTACTGGGTTAAATGTGCGGCTCATAAATTAGTCTTGCTCCTCTTCTGGTGATGCGTCCTCTTCAGGGCTTTCCGTGTCTTCCATCGAAGCCTTGCCCTTCTTGTCTTCCATAGCACCAAGCTGTTCTTTGATTGCGTCTTTTGCTCCCTTTGGCTTATCTGCCTTCTCCTCTTTAACATCTTTATTAAGGATAGGTGTTTTGTCCTGACCGATGGTAAGAAGCATCATGTCTTTTCCGTCAAACTTGAAGGTGGCAATTTCTGAAAACTCTTTGCCCTCCTTAACACCTTCAGGAGCGGAATAATCTTTGGGAATGGTAAAAATAAGAGCCATAATCGGGATTATTCACACATCGCTACATTGCGGTCAAGAGGTTTATTTCTTGACTGGTGGAGTTGTTGGTTTTGCTGGTGGCCTAGCATCTATTGTCATAATTAGTATGGGTCAGTTGCCAAAACTTGCATTGACATTGGAGTTCCATTGATACAAACACTAATTTGCTTCCAAGTTGCATTGACTGGGTTTCCATCTACAATAGGTACAGGAATATAAACTTGAACTGAATTTTCCTGAATTATTAAATAAGGAGATGCATCATTATTAAGAGTTATTACATTATTTTGAAGTGAATTTCTTAAATTCAAATAAGTAGAATGCAATTCTCCTTGGTTGTTTGAATTGTCGTCGAAAAGCACTCCATCTCCTTTAAGTTGTGCATATTGGAATGTTGGGCCTGACTCTTGAATCCAAGCATAATCTTTTCCTCCAGCGGGGCCAGCGGGGCCAGCGGGGCCTTGTGGGCCTTTAGCTCCCGCAGGGCCGGGAGGGCCGCTTATCTGAGGGCCGCCATCATGAGATCCAGTTCCAGTAAAGTATTTTGGAAGTGTTCCAAAATAAGCATCAAACCCATGATCAACATTTGGTGGATATACAGCAGAATTATCTAATGTAAATATTGTTTCAAGACCACCTCCTTCTGCATTATACCATTGATTAGTTTTATTATTATAATATCTAATATGTCCAAGATATCCATCAAGATGTGGAGATGTTGTTCCAGAAAATAAATAATTGGTTGTTGTGGCACCATCAGGGGCATATTCAGTTATAGAATAAACATTATTTGAATCTGGTGTTTGAGCAGACCATCCAGATGAAGTTTTCTGATAAACTATTCCTGTTACTGAATCTAAATAATAATCATGTATATTTCCAGTATTAGGGCTAGGTATATAATCCCCAGAATAAATATTGTTTGTTGACGGCCCACTTCCTCCCCAATAAGTTGGAGTTGATTGATTTGCATTTGCAACATTCTGAGAAGAAGACAAACCAATGTTTGCGTAGTTGATTTGCCTTACTCCATCTCCAGTAACTTGAGTTACATTATTTCCATGTACAAATGTGAGAGGGGTTGTAATTGGTGCTGAAGCATTGAATGTTCCAGTTGCTCCTGTTTGTCCTGTGTCTCCTTTTGGGCCAGTAGGGCCAGCAGGGCCAGCAGGGCCTTGGCTTCCATCTGCACCTCTTGGCCCTTGTGGCCCAGTAGGCCCTTGTAAAACACCTCCATCCACCCATCCAGAAGATCCATAAATCCACAAATGGGAAGTGTTTGTTGTAATATATGCATCACCTAAAGTGTTGCCAGATGCAGGAAGGGATGCAGAATTTGTTACAGACCCCTTAAAGCTAATTCCTGTTCCAGCATTTCCTTGTGGGCCAGTAGCTCCAGCAGGGCCTGTCGCACCTTGAGGGCCAGTAGATCCTTGTGGGCCAGTAGCTCCTTGCATTCCAGCATCACCTTTTTCTCCTTGATTCCCCTTTTGGCCTACTGGGCCAATAGGGCCAATAGGGCCAATATTTCCAGTATATCCCCTTGGCCCTTGAGAACCAGTATCACCTTTATTTCCTTTGGGGCCAGTTGGGCCAGTTGCTCCCTGTGGGCCAGTTGGGCCAGTTAGTCCTGTGTCTCCTTTTTCTCCTTTGGGGCCAGTTGCACCAGATGGGCCTGTGGGGCCAGCAACACCAGTATCTCCTTTTGCACCAGTAGCCCCAGTAGCCCCAGTAGGCCCTGTAGCTCCAGTTGGGCCTCTTAATTGACCTCCATCAACCCAAGCAGAACCGCTCCAAATCCAAAGATGGGATGTGTCTGATGTGATGTATGCGTCGCCAGTAGTGTTTCCAGAAGAAGGCAATGAAGAGCTTGTGCTGACAGTTCCTTTGAAAGTAATGCCAGTACCAGAGGCTCCTTGTGGGCCAGTTTGGCCTTGAGGCCCTGTAGATCCTGTGGCTCCAGTTGGGCCTGTGGCTCCTGTAGCTCCAGTTGGGCCAGTCTGCCCTGTGGCTCCAGTAGCACCAGTTAAACCCGGCTGTCCTTGAAGACCTTGTGGGCCTGTAGGCCCAGTTGGGCCTGTTGGCCCTTGAACTCCTTGAGGCCCCTGTGGCCCAGTTGGGCCTGTTGGCCCTTGTGATTGATTTAGATTTACAGAATAACTCGCTACTGGGGTTACTATAACATCTTCATTAGCTGGTGGATTTACCACCACTACAAAATTATCAGACGGCATGGCTTATGGCTGGAGAAATGTTAACGTCTCCCTGTAAAACACGAGTTCTTGTTCCGTCTGTTTTAACTAACAACACATCATACTTGTATGGCAAGTTTTGAGGTGCTGGTGTAAATCCATCAGTAGAAGCTCCAGCTAGAAACAAAGAAAATTCACCGCTTGATGCATTTGTAATAGTAACAATAAAAGTTCTCCAAACTGGATAATTCCAGTCTTGTCTGATGTTGGAATATATTGTTGCTCCAGTAATATTTATAGGATTATTGGAAGAATCCTTTAACTGCAAATTCAACGTATAATCAGAGCCAGCATCAAGCTCTGTTATGTTATATGTGGCGGCAGACATAGTTGGTACAATAGTTTTTTTCTAAAATAGTGTCAATTGATTAAAAGAAAAGCCCCACTAGATTTCTCCAGCGGGGCTTTCTTGATTAACTAATCAGCTATTAGCTGTTCGTGCAAGCGGCGGCAACGAAGTCGTTAGGGCAACGCTTGTGCAGGATCACACGACCCAACCAAGGCTGGAGAGGACGGCTTCCGCTCTGGAAGATTGCGAGCCAACGCCCGATCTTGCCAAGAGGGTTATTAACCGTATCACGGATGTTCAGCCAGAAAAACTGACCGCTGTAGTAATACGGATAATCCTCAAAGGCGGCTCCGGGGATGTTCGGCCCAACTTGCTGGACTGCTTCCTCATACACATCGGGGTGGAAGATGTATGCGGCTTCAATTGGAGCAACATTGTACGCAGGGTTCGGAGTCCAAACGCTCTGACCATTGGTGATGGTCTGAACGAATGGATAGATCTGAGTATATGAGCCATTGGAGTAGGTGAAACGAGGAACCTCGAAATCTGCGAGGTGATAGTATCCACCGAAGCTACGATCCACACCAAGGGGCTGAACAAGCTCCGAAGGCATCGCATAACGAATATCCTGACGGAGATCGCTATTGTTGCGGAGGAGCTGACGGCTCGTCTCAGGGCTGGTGATCAGTCCGAGGACTGCCGCACCATTCTCACGACCGAGTGGGTTGTGACCAGCACCATCACGGATAAGCTGAACACGGACAACATCGAGTTGATCCTGTGAGAGCTGGGTAGTGGGGACTGGAACGGTGTTCAACGCACCGCTATACTCGGTGTTGTATCCAGATTGGATCTTAGGAACCAAACGGAGATACTCCTGACGGCGGCGGTTATCTAGAACCGTCTTGGTCAACTGTGTGAGTTGCTCAACCGTCTTGGAAACCTGAGACTCGATTTGGAACGAGGTCTTCAGATCGTCCAAGCAAATGCAAGGGGTCTGATAGCTCTTAGTCTGGAGATTCCAGTTACGAACGCTCTCGCCGAATTGGAGATCGTTAGTAGCAGGGACGCAACCAGAAGAGGAAGTGCCATTAGAAGTAGAGACGTAGCTCCAATCCGACTCAAAAGAGCCAGAGAGAACACGCTCAACTGTGATTTCGTTGAGCGAAGTACCCATTCCGAGGGGGAACTTGCCAACACGGGTTAGACGGCCCCAAGGGGACTCGACTTGATAGCGTTGCTGAATGTCAACGCTGAAGCGACCAGTTTCACGCTGGAAAAGGTCATTAACTGTGGAACAGGCGATAGCCATAGTAGTTTATAAAATTATTGGTTAAATTTTTGGGTTATTTAGATATTGCCATAATTGGTAACATCTAACTTAATTTTGGATCGGGCTAGGCTCCATAATTACGCCCAATTTTGAAGGGTGGCTATCCTTTCGCTGGCAAGGCCAGTTTCAGCTAACCTTGCCTTACAATAAAACCAATGTATTGGTCAACAGGAAAAATACTTCTTCCTTAATAAATGTGCTATTTCATTCGTTAGAGTACCATTGCTTTTTTAACATTTCCTTTAATATCTCGCAGTTTTCTTGCGTAATAAGAGGTGCTGTCCATCGAACTACTCTCCAGCCTAGCTTTGCGGCCTCCCAATACTTTTCAGCGTCTTTAAGGAATCCTCCACCTCTAGCATGACGACCACCCCAAGCCCCACCCTCAATCTCTATAAGAGTGCGAGATTCATGGTGAGCATAATCAGACCTCCACTTGCGAGTCGGATGGAATCGGTATTCCACCTCCAGCTCTGGGCCTCCCACGCTTGCCCACAGAAGATCGAACTTTCTTTCTAGGCTTGACGGCACTCTTGGCTTTGGTGAGGTTGGCTTCGATGAGCCATTTACTAATTTTCTTTTTGTTTTTTTCATCTAGGTTTGAGTGGAACGACAACACATCAATAGCAGTTTTAATTGCCATATCTACTGATTCTGGAGTTCCTTGAGAAAGTTTAGTTTCCTTTGTTTCATGAGGCTTGCTCTCACAGGAGCCACCCGCCGCAGGATCTCCCTGCGTACCATTCGGAGATAAACTATCGTTAAATAGAACGCCTTTCTTGTCAGGGTGGTATATCACCGCCCCTTCTTTAACGCAATCTGGAGTTACTACATCACGCCTCCACTTCTTATCTGGAACCCAATCGTGATGAATAAGATTAGTGCGAGCCATTTGATGCACCACATTACGAGCTGATGCAATGTCCCAAGCAAGTTGTACGTTGTTAAAAATGGAAGGAGAAAGGGCTGGCATATTCCAATGATACACAGCAATCCCGCTCATGTGATCCACGCCATTTGGCATTACTCCTGCGATCTGAACAAAGTCTCCCATGAATGGCTTTCCACAGGAATTGTAAGCGGTCTCTATGTCGTCAATCCAGCTTGCCTTTAATGGGACTGCATCTGGCTCCATCCACAGGAAGGAAGCCTTTAGTTTGCTAAATGCAAGCCAAGCAACTTGCTCAAATGCCAGATTGCAACTTACAGGCCACCCAGTTTGTGTGTGATGGCAACGCTCCACAATTACCTCTCCAAAGCAAAGTGACAACACATCTTGTATGCCGTCTATGGTTGCTCCGTGGGCTGGAGCTAATACAATCTTATGGTTTTTATAAGATCCAAGTTTCGCCACATGAGATGCCCAACGCCGCATCTGCAAAACATCACCATCGTAATAGGAAATTGCTACAATCATTTCAATGGGTGCTTTCTATAGCACGATAAAACTTGTGTCAAGGATTATAAGGCCAAGTTGAATCAACTCTAAGATCAATAGTGGTTTGACCTGTTGCAGAAAATGAATATCCTTTTCCATAATATTGCGAAACATCGTATGCGTAAAAGAAATCACAATATGGAGAACCAACAAACCTACCAATAGCACTATCAATATATACAAAAAAATCAAATCCTCTTAAATACATTGAAATTGTTTTTGAACTAGTTCCAAATAAATCTATAGATAAATTAGACCCATTATCTGTATAAGAAATAGGAGGCCAACTCATAAATGGTGGTTTGTAGTAAAATAGATTTACTTCTGAAATTGCTCCAGAAATATCAGAAAATAAAGATGTATGGGTTTTAGAAGATATAACAATATATGGATAATAAAGATCGTTGTAGATATATATTGAATTAAAATCTATTGAAATATTACAATTTCCTACATAGGTATAGGATGGAAGATTGCAAACAAGATCAAGCTCTGAAACAGGATTAGATTTTTGAAAAATTGTTTCGCTTGTTCCAAATGTTCCAGCACTATCTTTTGGATCAATTGGATTAATATTTCCATTATAATCATTTAGTATTGATGTAGAAACACCAACTATACTTGATCCATTAACTGATATGGATTTAACCTTGAACGCAAAATAAAATAGTTCATTTAAAGTTAAGCCAAGGGGATGATGTGTTCCAGACCCCACTAAAGGAGGCACTAAATCAGGGTCAACTGGTACAAAACAAAAAGGTGGAATAAAATTAATTTGAGCCATAATCAATAAGGTTGACCAGCCGCATATACGTCAAGGCTCATTGGAGATCCGTTAACGCATATTTGCAATGTGTAAATTGTGCCGCCTCCTCCCCCTCCCTGTCCTTTTGAGTATGCCCAGAATCCACTTCCTCTTGCTGGAGTTTGAACTACAGATGCTTTTGAAGACGTAGATTGCGAGGAAGCTCCATCTCCAGTAAATGCTGGGGAATATTGCGGAGCATTACTTTGTTCGTAGTATTCCATTAGATAATATATGTTTCAACTTGCCTAGAAACCCAAATGCCAGCTTTGTAATATTCTTGTTCGTAAGATGTGATTTGCCAAGTGTTTAATTTATTATTATATTGAGTTGCCGTAATTGAAGTAGCTGGAATATGCAGACTTTCATAAACATATAACTGTTGGTTTCCAGCAATAAATCCAGCCAACATCAAATCGTTCACGTTTACCAAACTTTGACCTTCAATAGCAGTAAGCTCATCACACAAAGCATCACCTAAATCGAAATTGATATTATATCCAGTAAATGCTACTCTCTTTAATTCTGGAGAAAGAAGAGATTCTGGGTTTGGTGCAGATGGAGGGCCGTACTGAAATGATGTGGTTATCCTCTGCATTGTAAGCCTTGATTGAGCCGCCCTAGTCCTAGGCGTAATTGCAATTCTATAATCAAAGGTTGACAAACTTGCATTTGATACATTCAATCCAAAAATAAGTTGCGGAGTGGAATACCCAGCAGTCTTGTACTCAACCCTAGTAGGAGGAAGTGAAGAAGTTCTTACTATCGTGCGTTGCTTTTGATAGTAGTTAACTGGATCGTCCTTGTAGCTTAAAATTCCATTGCTATGGCCCGAAGCACCAGTAGTGACATCAATTAACTCTTTTGTTATTGTTAAATTAGTTTCAAAGAACTCGTCGTATTGATAGCCAGTAAGAGTATTTACTGATTGGTATTCAACCTTTTGAAGATTAGATTTAACAGAGTCAACAGGGCTTACCTCTGCTTTTATAGTCTTGAAATCAGCAGAAACTGATGATCCAGCTGTAACTACTTGGCTAGTAATATTTGATGGGCCAAACTCAGCAGAGGCGTTGATGCCACTAATTAAAGGGCCGGGAATGCTTTCATAAACTCTTTGGACGGCTACATAACGAGAATATAGTGGGTTATCTTCTGGAAGCTCCAGCATCTTTTGTTGTGCAATCTTTTGATTACCTCCAAAAATAGGATCAGAATTCCCTAATCCAATAGGTGAATACTGAGATCGTGGAACAATATATGTTCTTGATGTGATTGGATAATCTGGATTATTAGAACTATATTCAATTCCATAGTTCCATAGATTCTGTGAAGAAAGTGATCTATCATTTGCCCAATAACGATAAATAAATTCTCCATCTGGTGTTGGCTTTTCAGCTACAAGATACAGGGTGGAAGGCCATTTATTTGCGTCTCTTCCTGTGTAGGTTACTGAACCATCTAAAGGTTGTGGATTAAAGCTACCCTTCTCAATACTAACCTTCTCAACAAGGATGATATGTCCTTGTTCATTAAGGTTCCATCCACCAGTCTTATCATTGTAATTGGGTACAAGGGGAGTGGGATACTGAGCCACTCCTGTTTCAAGGGGTGGGTGTGGGAAGCGAGGTGTTCCTTCTGCTTTTTTAGTTGCCATTATCGTAGTGGTACGTCTTTTCTTAATACAGGAATTGACTGCTTAAATACATCTAGTAAATTTTCTGGGCTTCTTACATTGTGTTTAGGAGACATAAAATTTGAAGTTACATCTTGCCAGCTATTCCAGTCAATTGGTTGCTGTAGATCTGTCATATCAGCCACATATTGAAGTGCGGCTGGAATGAATGGGCGAGCATAAATTTCTGCTACCGTCTCTGACAAACGCTCCCTTGATTTATAAATCTTCTCAAAATCCTCTACAGATTTAATAAAAGGAGATTCAGAAACCACTCCAAGAGATGCGAGTGCGGCTCCCTTTGCTATAGTTACTCCATTTTCATACCAAGGGGCTTGTTCTTCAACATGACGTTTCCAATACCTAGACGCAGTAGCACCAAGTTGCAAACAAGCAAATAATGGGTTTTCAAGAAGCACACGAGGGATTCCAGCAATGCTTCCATATTCTTGATCTCCTTTTTCTTCTCCACTAATATAAACTCCACCAATCTGATCCTCAAATAAAGCTCCAACAGCCATCATTACAAATCCAGCAGATCCGTTTTTAAGCTGACGCATAATAATATCGGCTTCTTCTGGGCTTAGTGTGTCAACTCCTTTAATTGCGGCTTTTGTTATTTTAATTGCCGCAGGGATTGTTCCAAAAGCATATTCAAAAGTTTGAGCAATAATATTTGTTGGAATACGAACAATTGGCAATGTTTGTTTTGCAACAAATGCTAGTGCCTTTCCGCTAAACCCATCTGATTTCTCTAATTGAGATATTGCATTTTGATAAATTTGTACAACATTTCTATCTTCTTTAAAAATGGATCTGTTAGCATATTTAAATGCTTCAATCTCTGCTTTTTGAATTACTGAATCAGAATTTATATCTGTGTCTGGCTGGCGTTCTGCCCAGTTCAAATACCTCTGATATGCCATTTCATAGTTGGCTAAACGCGTAGGATTTTTAATGTATTCGTGAAGTCTTCCAAAAAACCCTAGAATCATGCTGTCTGGTATTCCAGAATCTTTACCAAACTTAATATCAAGGTATGATCCTTTTCCTGAGAAAATATTTTTGAATTCTTCTTTTGTAAATCCTTTTAAAAGTCCCCTGTAATAATTTGCAACATCTGTTCCAACTTCACTTGCTCGACCACCCTCCATAGGAGCTACGTCTGCAATCCTTGAGACAATTGGTATAAACCTAAGTGCATATCCAGCACCCTCTGTAAATCCTCTTGCTAAAGCAACTTCACCGCTTGCAAACAAAAGTTTTCCAAGGGATTTTGGGCTTGAAAGAATGCTAAAACGCTTTAAATCTGTTACAAAATCAAGTGCTTTCTGGACATTTGTTTTGTTCTCAAACTCAATCTTTTCAACTGCCTTTCTTGCCTCGTTCTTCAAACGATCAAGGTTTTTCTCTTTTGCTAGAATCTCAGGAGTCTTGATTTGCTCACGATAAGTGCGTTTGGAAGTGAAATCATTCTCAGCCAGCTTACGCTCATACTCAGCGGCAGACCTATCCAGCCTAGCGGCATAGTTCTTGATTGATGATTGCTTGAGGGCTTCCTGCTTCCAAGGTGTGTCTTTAACTTGTGCCTTTAAATCTGAGATTTCTTTAATCAATGCGGATTCTTCAGGGCTAACTGGCTTTACTTGTTTGGCTTCCTTTTCCTTTGGCCCCTCTTTGATAAGACGCTCAACTTCAGCCTTCTGTTTCATCAAAGACTCAATCTTGCCTTTTTTCTTAATCTGGTTATTAATATCCTCAAGTTTGGCTTTTAGCTGAGTGCGTTTCTCGACAGCCACATCAGCCCTAGCTCCACGTTCTTTTTGGATGCCAGCAAGCCTATCGGTCTTTTCGTCAATCTGGCGTTGTATGGCTTCTTCCTTTTTAGTTTCTTCATGGATAGACCTAACGGACTCCATTGCCTCTGTCTTTGCCTTGTAATAATCCAAACGCTTTTTAGATGCTGAAATCTCTTTATCAGTAACCTTATCCCTGAATGATTCTTTTTTCTTCTGGGATTTAAGGGCAACGTCCTGCAATGATTTGAGCTTTTCTGTCTCGTGCTGAATGGCAGTCTTCATTACACGAAGGGCCGCACCAATACGCTTCCCTGCATCGCCACCAAGCTCGCCAATCTCTTTCTTGGCGGATTCTAGCTCTTCTTTGTCCCTTTGGGCAAACTTATTCGCACGAAAGCAAGTCATTGTCTAGTTCTCCTATGATTCGGTCGGCATCAATCAATACATCGTCCATGTGACCATTTATTTGGGCTTCCAAGTTATGAACCTCAATGCTGAACCTTTCCAGCATCTTGGACAAGATAAATTCCCTCTTGGCTGGGGATTTCTTCAAAGCATTTGCAAATTGCTTGTTAAAGGCATCAGATTTTTCTTTAAGTTGCCTCAATGGATATTTTACACCCTCTTCCGTAGTGTGGAAGAATACTCCATTTCCATTCAGGATGTCGAGAGTCTGATCTTTACCCCATGTATCTCCCATAATGTTGGAAAGACGATCATGTACTGCGTCAAGAATAGTGTCCTCATTCTTGGTTTTCATAATCTGGGAAAGATTGCGAGCCATTCCCCTAACTGCAAGTCCCATGCTGATCGGGTCTTGTCTGCTATTCTTAAACATTGCCGAATAGCGATTAAGCTCTGATTTGGCATCACTTTTTTCTCCTTCAATAGTGGAGATTAGCTTGCTTGAAAACTCAAGGTACTGGATAAGTCCAAGTTTGTTCTCTTTTAACTTTTGAGCCTCTAAAGAATCATAAAATTCTTTTTCTGCTTTTTCAATGTCTTCGCTGATCTTTGCAAGTGCATCACGTTCCGCGGGGCTAAGATTTGCATCAGCTTTCCCTGCACGGCGTTTTCCTGCCCTAGCCTTGGTGATTAGGCTTGGGAGCGAGTAATCTGCCTTTACGAGCATTCTAAGGAATCCCAAAGTCCTTCCAGCCTCGCTATTGGATCTGGAATAAAGTTCAGACAGCTCTGCATAGTCACGCTGGGCATCTTCATACTCCCTAGTATAGCGTTTTGCTAATCTGGAATCTGGCTCTCTGCTAAGTTTTCCAGCCGCTGTGTCTCTCTTTGCCATTGCCTCTGCAACTGAGTGTCGAAGTATTGATGTCTCAACTGGAGATAAAACCCTTACATTCTTTTTCAAGCTATTAATAAATGCGGCGGCATAACCTTCTCTGCTATTGATTTGCTCCATTGCCTCTTCCCAATGCTCTCCGCTGGCTATGGCGGCTTGTTTCATAATGGGATCTAATCCACGAGCCTCACGCTCATCATCAATAGCCTTATTGGTAAAACGAATGTCCTGAGTGCTACGATCTGTGGATTCATTCTTGATGTCTTTTACGGACTTTTCAGACCACATCTTAGGGAACTTGACAGCTTGATTTAGTTCTTTCTTGAAGAACTCACTATGAGCCGCAAGAGACTCTCCCTGCTTAAATAGGTTGAATCGCTCATCTTCAGAGTAATTCTTTGCATCTGGGAACGCTTTCTCAAATGCTTTTGACCAAGTTGAGTAATTGGCTCCACCCTTAAATTCTCCTTTAGCTAGATCTTTATGAATCTGGGCAGACTTAACAAGATCTGCGTTATGATCTTTTTCTCCAAATGGAACGCCCTTCTCAGCTTTCTTCATTGCTCCGGGGCCAAACTTTTGCCCCTGACCAGCAGTTTCAGGATGATCATCCAGAGACAAATGATTGCTATGCATCTTGTATCCAAGAGATTTATCTGCATCCAGCTTTTCAACATCTGCCTGTCCACTAAGTCTAGCAACTTGCTCTCCCTTGTCCCTGCTTACAAATGGTTTTGTGTCAGTCTTGTATCCAAACTCCAAACCTTCACGTTGTTCTGGATGGGCGTAATCTTTTTGAATTTCCATCCAAGACATACCAGACTTGAGCATGGCCTGTTTGTGAGATGCTCCATAGAAAACTTTGCCCTTGTTTTTTCCTTTATTGGGACGGAAAGCCGCTGATAGCACACGAGTACCCATAGGCTCAGATGGCTTTTCTTTCCTTGGCTTACGAGCTTTAGGCTCTCCTTGTTCCTTGGGTGCTTCTTCTGGAATAGGTTCTGGCTCTGGTGCAGGAGCCTCCATAACTGGCTCTTTAGAAGGCTTGGGTTTTGAGGCTTCCTCCTTGGCTTTCTTTGTAGCCTCTGACTTGATTTCCTTCTTCCTAGCAAGTGCTTGCTTTCTTGCCTGACTCAAGAATGAATTCCTTTGCTTGGTCTGTGCAATTAACTTTGCATCTTCTTCGTTCTTTGCAAGGAACGCATCAACTTCTTCAGGCGTGGATGCTTCAGCAAAAGAAGTCATTTCTTCTGCTTTCTGCTCTGGAGTTTTGACTACTTCTTCTTTACCTTCACCTTCCCGCTGTGGAGTTCCTTCTTGAGTTTTGACTTCTGGGGCTTCGACAGAGGGCTTCCCTTGCTCAGTAGATACCCCACTTGTTTCTTTGACTTGCTCTTCACTTGGTTTTTCAGGTTGCACCTCGGCTTTGGCCTTGGCTGGTTTCTTTTTGGGTTCTTGAATGGTGATTCCATAGTGAGAGGCAAGCTCTTCTACTGTTGGAACTTTCTCAAGTACCGCAAGCTCTTCTTTTTCTTGATCTGTAAATGCTTCTCCTGCGTCTCGTTTCTTGGTTAGCTCCTCATAGCGTTTGTTGGCATTGTAAATAATCGTGTCTCTGCTTGCAAATTTGGGAACTTTAGGTTGAGGAATTGGAGGTGGTTCAGCCATTGTTTTGGCTGTTTCTGGAAGTCCAAGCTGGTTGAGAATATCAGTAACTCCTTTTAGATCTTTTCTGTCTTTTCCAACACCCGGAGTAAAATCATCATGCCCACCTTTAATACCAAGTAGTGCCATTGGAATAGCACCAGCCAACTGTTCTGCGGCCTGACCAAATTTACCAGTCAATAAATTCTCAGTAAGTGTTGGAGCCTTTTTCTGTTGCTGAGAAATGGCATTATTAAGAGTGGTTGCAATTTCATGCTGGGCGGCAACCAATCCAAAAGATTGCAGGAACCTACTTGCTCCACGCTTCCAAACATTATTAAGCCTTGATGTTACACCCAATGGCAATGCCGCAACAATTTCATATTCAAAAAGAGTCTTGTAAAAAGTGGTTAAAGATTCTACGTCCCCCTTGCCTTCTTTTAAAGATTTATCCATTTCCATTTTTGCTGAAGCAATTGATGCTGGAGCAAAATCAATCATACCATTAATTGCCTTCTTTCCAAGAACTCCAATGTCTGCGGCAAGTCCTTTAGCACCAGTAGCCATCAGTCCTTCTTTTAAATATTGTACTGGCTTTGCCTTTGGAAGAAATACAAGGCTAAGAATATCTGGAATTAACGATCCAGTCTGATAAAGTATTCCATTAAGCAATCCACCCCTTCCCTTTTGTGATTCTTCAAGCCTTCTTGATGCCTCAATATTAATATTCTTTGCTAGTGGAATTTCATTGATAAAAGCATCGGTGTAAGGATTTTTTCCAAACAAATACTCTGCCGCTTTTGCACCAGCAATTGCTCCTTGAAATTGGGTATTGTAATTGTCCAGCCCAATATTTTCAAACTTGGTTAGTCCTTGTGCTATTCCTGTACCAAGTGACTTAACCGCCTGAATTCCTAGCGAATCCCCTTCGGATTGAACGGTGGGGAACGGAGCTGGCTTGGGAGCTACTTCTGTTTGCTCCCCCGCTTTTCCTTCGCTTGGAATTGCTTGCTGGACTTCGGCTTGCGGCCCTTTGTATCCTGAGCCGACTGACATTTGTTCTTGTCTTTCAAGTGGTTCACCTCCTATCCCAAATTGAGAATCGCCAGTAAGGGCAGTCTTAATATTTAGATTGGATTGTTGGCTCCCCTGAACGACTTGCTGGTCTTGGGAACTGGGTTGATCATTGGCTTGTACCCCTTGAGAAGAGATTGCTTTGAGGGGGATTGTTTGCATCCCTTGTTCATTGCTATCTCCGCTACCCCCTTGTTGATCTTGGCTTGTTTGATATGCATCGTTTTTGTCACCTCCTTTTGTTTTGTATTTTTCCTTTAGGAAAGAATCAATGTCATTAAGGCTGTATCCATTTTCTTTAGCATCCTTGAAACCTTGGTCAATAGATGCGAGGTGGGACAATATGTCATCATCGCTTACTTTAGCTTCCCTAGCTTGTGCAACGCCTTGGGAAAACTCATTATAGTCAAAAGGCATGGCATCTTATCTTATAAATCGGCTGTAAAGTCAATGCTTTACATTTCAGGATTCTGCTTCTTGCCATTTACAATTAAATCTGTAGGAGCCTCGGAATTAGAACTTGATACCGCATCCTCAGAAGACTTGGGCCGTCCTGCTGAAGTTTGTGCAAAAGGAGCCGCCTGTCCACCAGCGGCGGCGGCAGATTGAATCATCTCATTTCCCATTACTGCCTCTGGAGCTAGTTTGGTAGATCCAGCCGTTTCCTCCTGAGATCCTTGTGTTGGAAGTGGTACATTTCCTGTTGTTTCCACCTTCATTCCTGCTTGTGGAGCCACACCGAATGAAATAGATCCAAGATCAATGCTCTTTTCTGGAGCCTTTTGTTGAACTGGGTTTTCAATGCTCATCACGCCCGGAGTTGCTTGTACTCCAAACTCTTCCATAGTTGCAGAAGTTTTTCCTCTGGTTCTCTGAATAGAGGTGTTGAATTGCTCGTGAATGTCTCTATCAACTGGGGATGAGGTGAATCCTCCCTTCTTTGTTGCATCTTTATAAACAACCTTATCTCCCTGTGGATCTGCCTTAAACTCCCCTGTGTCTGGATTTACAAATCCAGAGGTGGCAGTAACTCCTTTTTGATTCTTGGAATTCAATGTTGCTTGAGCGTACGAATATGGAAGATCTCCAGCAAACCTCTTCCAATCAGCTTCATTAGCTTGATCCATCTGCTTCCTCTCAGTAAATGAAAGGGGACGCTGTGCCTCCGCTCTTTGGAAATCAAGATTGCCTTGTTGCAAACGCTTTTGGAAATCATCATTCCAAACTGGCTTTCCATCCTCATCTTGAGGAATCACATTAGGATCACGATAGTCTCCCTGCACATGGTTATCCTTTAATACAGTCTGCCAGTAAGTAGCATGGTCTTTATGCTCCTTGTCAGAGTCTTTAAGGAGCTTATAAACAGCCGCTCCTTGAGTCCCAGTTATCGCTGAAAGCACGTCTGGGTCTTTCATTAGCTCTGCCCTCTTCTGGGTATAATTAAGGGCAGATGGATCAAGTTCGTTCTGGATGCGAAGACCAATAAGCTCACGTTTATTGTCAGCGGCTTCTTTCTTTTCAGTCTTCTCTGCGTTAATACGCTCACGCTCCATAGCAACTTGCTCCATCCTCATTTGATGTTGCTCCATTGCAAGCTGGTGAGCCTCAACAATCTTTTGATGCTCCTGCATCTTTTCTTCCCGCTCAACGGCAAGAAGCTCTTTAATAACTGCTAGTCTTTGATTAAATTCAGAACCCTCTTGTTTTCTTTGCTGGGTTTGTTCAAGAAATGAATTGGCGTAAGGGGAACCACCATAAGAACCTCCACGGTTTCTTGCTCCAGCAACATCAAAAACTAAAGATCTTCCAGAAAGTGTTCCAGCCATAATTATGCAGTTAAGTCTCCTTGCTTCTTACTTTGTTTGTAAGCTGTTGCATATCCAGCAGGGCCGTTAACAGTACGCTGAGTTCCCATTGGTGATTGAGTTTCCGTAACACTAGCCCCCATCGGAAGTGTTGACATTTTTGATTGTATCAATGCTTGCCTGTTAGCTTGTGATTGAAATGCGGATGGAGTGGAAGCGGCGGCTTCAGATTGTTTTTGGCTTGCAATCTGACTCTGTTTAAATGCTTCAATCCTTGATGCTCCCTCTGGCAAGTCTTGAATCAGCTCTCCTCCAACCCCCCTATGCTCCCTTGGTGAAACAGATGAAACGTGATAGGGAAGTCCTCCAGCACTCATTTTCCATTTGCCACCAAGAGAGTCTTCTTCATTGAATCCTCCACCAACCAAATCAAGCAAGGATTTGTGAAGATCCATTAGATTGCTAGACTCAGACTTACTAGATTGTGCAACATTCTGAGCATTGTCAGCTTGCATCGCATTCTCTGAAGAAAACCCCATAGGCTTGCTTAGAAAATCAGCAAATGGAGACTTTCCTTCAGACACATCTTTAAACAGAGGAGTGTAGTCATCTGCCATCGGAGAAAGACCAGCGGTTGCAGTAGCAAACTTTGTTCTCATATTGGTATTATCAAACACAGAAGCTGGTTTTTCAGGTTTGTTAAAATCGTAAAACTTGTTAGCCATATTAAATTAGGTTTTGAATAAGTGATGGGCTAAATGCCTTAGTTTGAATATCTACTTGTGCGGCTTCTCCATCCTCAAAGCTAGAAGTTTCGTCATTCAAGCATTTATAAGCCAAATCCCAATACACACTAGCCCTCTCAAGCTCATTAATGTTCTCGTAGTTATAAGCCTGAACTCCATAACGATATGCATTCCTGTTGGACGGAATTAGAAGGTCAGAATCATTTACAAGTGGCACATATCCCCTTCTGACCAAACAATACATGGTACGATTCTCTGGAACTCGACCAACCACCCTATACCTCTGAGTCTCTGAAGTATTGCCTGAAGGCAATGGACTAGCAGGGGTGGGGCCAAGCCTAATCACCTGAGTATCTCCAGTATAGTTTGCTGGCATATATCCAATACCAGCATCATTAAATGGATACCAATCTCCACTAATCTCTACAATCTCTCCAGCGTCATAAGTAGGATCAATTGCCATCACTTTCAAAACACTCTCAATCCCCGGAACGGTGTCGAAATAATAAGTGTTGTCGCTTCCTGTGTAAACACTAAAGCTATGAATAAACCTATTCCCCCTCCATTGACCGCTCGTAATAAACCTCTCGTTTACAAAATTAATTGCACTAGCAACCGTTGGATCAGAATAACCCTGACTCGTAATATATGGAGCCAATAAAATTTTAGCCTGAGAAAAGGATAGGGAAGCCATGATCAGCCTATCTAACTACTTCCCTAATTTTATTAAGTCAACTTTATTCATCTCCATTATCAAACTCAACTTCAGCAATTGGATCATCAAGCTCTCCACTCACATAAGCCTCCACCATCCCACTAACTGCAAACTTATTTCCAAATTGAGTTCCATGATAAGAAGTGAATCCCTCATCATTTTGTTTAGAAAGCATCAAAACTCCCGCATCAAAATGCTCCGACAATATGCCCCTAACTTGATCCAAGATCTTGTTGATCATATCAACTTCGTCGCCTTCTGGGTGTGGTTGTGCAGTCAGCATTCCTCACAATTACCCTTCTTTTTATTTCTTGGCAAGGATTCCCTCTATCTCCACTCTCTTCTGGTCATCTAATCCATCCCAACTCCTATACTGCTTGCAAAAAGCAGGGAACTCTCTTGGCTCAAGCCAAGTAAAAACATCTTGATAATATTTGTAAGCCCATTGTCCAAAGTTGTTAAACTCACTAAACTCATGACCATTCCTACTACAAATATATTTCTCCACGCTCATTCCATGAGTCTTTAATATAAATTCCCTAAACGGCTTATACATCCACCTAGGATAGCAAATAGGCAATCGTCTCATATACTCATATTCATCATACCACCCCAAGTCTATTGCAGAATAATGCATCCAAGGACTTTGGCACTTCTCCCTGAGTAGTACAGGCTTACCATCCAAAAACAAATCCAGAGGACTCACATCCTTCGTCAAAATACAATCTGAATCCATATGCAACACATATTCTGAGTTACAGAACTCGTCAGCATGGAGCTTTGTAATCTGTTGATCCATGTAACCATCCTTATGCTCTGGACTAATCAGATGAATTTCCCCATCGCACTTCGGCATGAGGCCAATATCATTGGCAGGAACAGCCACCCTAACCTTTCTAAATCCATGAGCATACTTCTTTACCGAAAGCAAAGACAATTCCAACCAATGAAAATCGCCCACATATGAGCGATAAAAAATATCACAAGTCATTTCGGCAAACAAAGGATGTCATATTGCATCCCCTCCGCATCTGGATAGGAAGCAATCTCATATCCATAGCCCAATAAGAAGTTAAAAACATCTCTAGGACTTGTATCCTGCTTCTCTAATGCCCACCTGTTAATCTCTATCCACATCTTTGGCCTATGAGTGTCAATCAATCCCTCCGCTCCCATTAATGCCTTCAGCTCATACCCCTCCACATCCAACTTAATAAAATCCAACCTATCCAGATTCAATTCATCCAAGCACATCAGCTTTATAGCCTCGCCAGACGCTCCGATTGAACTAGCCCCCACATTATCACATAACTCAAGAAAAGCCTCTCCTGAGTGGCTACAAAGCCCATAGTTGAAAGACTTCGCTTTTGGGCAGTTATGAACAAGGCATTGAAACGCCCTTGGATTAGGCTCAAATGCAATCACCGTACCAGATTCCCCAACCTTCTCCAAATACGCAATCGTGTGGTCGCCTATAAAGGCTCCCGCATCAACCGCCACATCTCCCTCCTTAATGTGATCCAGTATAATCGGTAAAGCATAACGATCATGATCTAGCCGTCCCTCGGCTTCCACCCAAGAGGATATATGAGTATCCCCATCCAATACGGCTATTCCATTCTCTAAAATCTTCACCGCCAAAAACTATTCTTGACACCTCCCTCAGTCAATCCTATTCTACCCACATCCACTAGCAAGACTAGTAGATGGTGTAAGGACTGGAGATCGCTTCGGGCGGGCCACTCCCCAAGGTAAGAAGAGGGGTACTTACTATCGCCGTCCCTCTTTAATAATGGAGATCCTCCTCGCATGGATCTCATCTCTTTCTAGTCAACCTATTCAGACTAGGGTTCATAGGCCGTTCTTAACCCGTGGGAAAGTGATGCTCTACAGGGTAGGGCATTCTATGTACTTATCCTATCATATACATAAATATCAATTTCTTAAACATATCATCAACAACGTGTACAAATCATAAACATATCTCTATATGACTTACAACCAATACAACCAAGACCAACTCTACATACTAGCAGAAGCTAAAAAACTAGCCGTCTCTGGAGAAGAATACTCCCACCTAGTAAGACTCCTAAACCCAGAATACTCCCTTCGTCTTAAATTATTTATCCAAGAACTCCCTTATGAGCTTGCTAGTAAAACAATCTATGGTAAAGCTCATTGGAAGGAACAAAGCGAAGCCAAACAACGTAAACGCAAATAGCAAAGCTAAATACCCTGTAATGTAATGGTAGCATAACCGACTTTGACTCGGTTCGTCATGGTTCAAGTCCATGCGGGGTAGCTAACTAAATTTGTCACTCTGGCTTTTTTAGGAAAAATTGTGGAGGGGTTTTGCGGTAAAACGACCGAACAACCTTCCCTCCCCTAGGGTGGTGTGCGTCCATGGCCTCCAGCGAAAAAAGGGATTCCTTACGAGAGGGGACAGCGTAAGACAAACGCCTACCTCGTAGGCTGTACCAGAGACAGAGCGTCCACGCCAAGCTGTAAGACATTGAGTGACAACGTTGGCTTATCCGTGTCACTACCGATACCAAAGATTGTCTTACCAGCGTTAGCAAGGTCTACCATTTTACGAGACGCTTCTAACGCCGACAGGTTGTCCAACTCTGTAAGACATGATGCCGCATTCGTTAGACCGATCGCCATTGATGAATGGAAGCTCTTCTTACTTTCCTCCATTGAAACAGCTAAAGCATCCGAAGTGTGACAAATAGTGACAGCATCCTTGTGTCCCTTTTCTCTTTTGATCTCTCGGATTGCATCAGCTTTTTTAATCAGCTTTGTCATGGTTCCTGATGTCTCCCACATATCACGATTAGCCCATTGTCTTACGGTGGCGTACTTGATGCCATGAAGTTGTGCCGCCTCTTTTAGAGAGCCGGTGGCGAGATATGTGGCTCTTACTTGTTCCCGGTCTATTGCTATGCGTGATCCCATTGTATTACATTCTGTGACAAAGTTGTGACAGGTGATTCTGTATCAGAATTAGAGATAATGACAAGGCAAAAAAAAAAGGGGGGGGAGATTTATTTCTTTATTTTGTTGATGGTGTGAGCATTCCTGACATGATTATCACAGATGGCAATGATGCCATTGAACCAACCAACCAACCAACCAACACGACACCATGACAACCGAACAAAACCTTCGAACATTCACGCAAGAAGAAGCAGAAACGTGGACGACTGACGCTTTCCCGATTTACGTGCGGGATGTAATACGCCGGATACGCAAGAATTGGGCGGGCGGTCTTTCCAAGATCATCGTGGATTTCCACGAAGGCGAAGAGTTGGTTTTTAAAAGCACTACATCTGCCGCTTTTAAGGATGCTCTGTCAGAGCTTGTACGCAACGTCCGTGAAAACGGTTACAAGATCCGTGTTCGACTTCATGGATCCAGATCCATGATCGTCGTGGAGCTTCTTTCCTGATTCACCCCGCAACCAACACCAACACCAACACCTAAAACAATGGAAACTAAAAAAGAAATAATGAATATAATTTTAGAGATTGAAGGCTTGATAAAAGTTAATCAAGATCAAGATGCCAGATTGAGAGATCTACTTTGTCGCATTGCAGACAAATGGGAAAAAGCAAAAAAGTAAATCACCAACAACAACACATGAAAAACATCATCTTTCACACCCTAGGCTTCCTATTCGGTTCAGCCTTTTGTGCATTCATCATCCTTTGCCTAATCTGGAACTGATGAACATCATAGAAAACCTATTAAATGGCAACATTAGTTACGCCAGAAAACTGGCAAGAAACCGCTCCTTTTTCTGGCTATGTCAGAAAGGGAATGAAATGGGGCTGCCTCCCTTGGAGAGGTGGAACATATCCATGTTCCTAAAGGGACTAATTAGCTGGGAAGAATACAACAATAACAAGGCAAATAACTAAACATATAACATAATGAAATACACCAAAAAAATGAGAATTGCGGACTTTTACATAATGTTCGCCAACTTGGGATTCACTTATTCAGAAACCGAGACGTTGCGCCGTGCAGAAATGACCCTTCATAGGTGGCACGAATTAGAATGCGGAGATGGTAACGACTACGGAACGAGTTGGAGCATTGAAAGGGATGAAGCAACGGGAAAGCCATTCATGGTTACGCATTACAGGGACGGAAAGGTTTCAAGGGTGGCGTATCCAGACAAGGAAAAGGGAGCATTGAGGAGGATTGCTGAAGTGTTGAGGGGGAAGGATGGCCTTTCCTTTTATCAACAGACTGATCCGAGGGGATGTGCCTTGTATATTCTACGCCGTGGAGATGTACCAGAGGGGGGGGATGTGAATGCCTTCTATTATAGGGGGATTGCTGTTTGCTATTAATCACAATGGACATTGAAATTATAAACGCATTAAAGTGGTGCTTCCTTGGTCTACTCTATTCCATGCCAGCTCTTTTCATTATTGCAGGATGCGTTACTATCTACAGGGATAACGTGAAGAAGTAACACAGAGCAGGAAAGAATCCCCTAGGTGAAAGCCTAGGGGATTTTTCTTGCCATAATTTGAGCCACTAGGAGGGCGTTAAAATCGTTCTGATTCTCTCACATTGTGGATGATGGCCAAGAATTCCCGAAGATTTCAGTGGCGTTTATGCTTTGTCTTACAATTACGCACAATTACTCACATTTACACACGATGTTGTTTGTAAGACGATTGCTCACGAACGCTTACTTTGTCCAGATCGGTAGCAGATTCTTTGAGGTTTCGGCTTCCCTTCTTTTCGTCGGGCATTTTTCGTCGGGCAGTTTCCGCTGTCGTCGGGCAGTTTACGCCACTTGATTTGATCGTAGTTGTCCAAGAAGGATTTGGAGTTGCAGGATCGGGGGGTGTCCCCCTTTCCTGCCTGTCCATACATATTACTCATTTCTTCTCCTCTGGTTTAAATGTGTTGGGTGGGTTCCAAGATAAATTGAAGAAAATGCCTCGCTTCTCGAAGAACTTATCGCAAGCCTTACTCACGGTGAGGGATAGATTCTCCATGTAGGAGTCCCAGTCCTCTCCGTTGGAGGTGTCGATATGAACGAACTTGTTATGCGGAACGTAGTTGATGCTCCTTGGCTTTTTCATTGAATGGATTGGAGGAGGTCTTCGAGACGGCAAAGGAGGCAATGCTCCTTGTCTTCTTCGTCGGGCAATCCATGTTGGATGCCTTCCGTGTTCCGGGCAACGATAGCTAGAGCAACGTAGCAGTCGCCTAGAAGCTCCCACATATCGGGAGCCTTTGCGAATAGCTTGGTGAACTTGATGGACTCGCCGATTGCAATGGAGGAGTCCATTGTGAATACGGTCTTCCCGTTCTTGTCCATTACAATATCTGCGTCTGCTCGTAGTGGGAATTCCATAGGGACTCTCACTTCTTCTTGATCAATGCCGGATGGGATGATGATGCTCATTTTGTGTATTTGGTTAGGGCTTCTTCGATTTGGTTCTTAATGCTTTCTAGTTGTTCTATCAATGCTTCTTTCTCGCAGGTTAGTGTATCCACCTCTCTCTCTAGATGTTCCAGATCTTGTATCAATGTCTCTTTATCGGTCATGGCGTTTTAGTATTGGGGTTATTTCGTCTGCGATTTGTTTTGTCTTACCTAGCGTGTTGTAGGATTGGATATTCTCTAAGGTGTGAATGAGGAAGGCAAGCTCGCTTTCAAGGTGCATCACCCTGTTGCGAAGATCTCGGTTGCGATCTCGGAGGTAGTCGTTCTCAGAATCCATGTTGCATCTTGTGTTTGGTGTTTGCGATCTCCTTCTTGGTTTCCTTGAGGGAAATAGAGTTGAGCATCATCACGCATTCCATAGGATTGTCCCTGTAGAATATGGAAATGGCTTTCTCCGTTTGCTTTCTGGAATGTTCAAGGAGCTGGAAACAGAAGGCAATAAGCCCTCCTGAGATTGTTATGGCTCCCAATGCAATTGCGAGGATCATAGTGCTGGTACTTCGGCAAGCTCCTCGTCGGCGGCCTTGATTAGCTTGATCAGCTCCTCCGCCTGTTCACGATCAATGGTGATCTTGTCTTGCTTTTCCCACTTTGCGAATTTAATCGCAACGTGGATGGTTGGCTCCAGCTTATTAAGCAGGATGTGTGTGTGTTTGTTTTTCATAGTGAGAATAATGAATCTAGGTGGTTGAAATGATTGGGCTGTTTTGATTTTGATTCAAGCTCTTTTTCTGCGGCAAGTGCGAGATGAAGGATTTCCCTTGCACGAGTTTTGGATATACGGATCTCGTCGAGTCCATGACGATCTGCTTGCTTGATGCATACTTGCAGAAGAGGCGTGATGCCGTGAAGGACTGCGTGGGTGTTTTTCATATTATCTGTCTTGATCGTTGTAGTAGTCGGGATCTGGAAGTGCATTGTTTTCGATTTCTTCAAAGTCAATTTCATCCCCGCATTTATCGCATACGTCTGGGGTGATCTCTCCACCTCCCCATGGGTCTGCTCCTGAGTAATCAACTTTGAACTCGTGCTGGCATTCTTCATTTTTGCATTTGTATTCTACTTTCATTTTGTATCGGAGGTTGTGCCGATAGATCAATACTTTCAGGTGCGAGATTTATTGCAAGAACTTTTTTCATGCGCCGTTAAGCGGCATAAACACTAAGCCCCCGCCCCGAACATGACAACGGGACGAGGGCTTGTGCAACCAGACCGACGCTAAATTTTTAACTCTTACGAGACTTTGTTCCTGAACATTTCCATTTTGCACGAGAAAGGCGAAGAGGGCTATTGGGATTCTTTGCGGCAGATGGATGCTTCTTCATCTGCCCAGCGGATCTCGCACAATAGCTATCGCCCTTGGATGTTCCCGGCTTGATCGTAGCTCCCTTCTGTCCGTAACGGACAGTCTTCTCACGACCAGTCTT